GATCCGCTCAAACCAACCAGCAAGTTCGTTCTCGAACCTGTCTGAATCATAATCGCAGTCCTCAAGTGTCGGTTTCTTGCCGGGGACAACAGGAAATTGCTCTGTAGCCGGTGCAACCGCTTTGAGTCTTTCCTCAAGTTCGCGCTTCTCACGCTGCAACTCTCGGTAGTTCTTCCTTAGGTTACGCACCCATTCGGGTGCCTGCTTCTCTTCCTCTTCCTGGGGTGGCGATTCCCCTGCGATAATCACCACGGTTTCATCCCCCGTATCTTCAGCTTTCGCAGGCTCTGTAGTTTCTACAGCCTCTGTTACGACTTCAGGTTTATCGAGTTCTTCTGCCGTTTCTTTATCTTCTGCCTGTTGGGTACTATTCATATGTTCAAAACCATCCAAAATGCAATAAATATTATTGCATCTGCGGATTCGGCTGTGTCAGCCGGTCAGCCAAAGCAAAGATCCGCTCCTGATCGGTCGTACTGACCTTCGATAGCGTCTCAGTCGTCTTTGCCCTCGCTTCCTCCGCCTTGGCAACAGCGAGAATGCTGTCTGCCTGCGCTTTAGAAGCCCGTGCAATGGCCTCTTCACTCGCCGCCTGCAAGTACTGCGCCTGTGGGTCAGGCTGAGCATTCTGAGCCGCCGCAGCCATTTCTTGCGCCTCTGCTTCTGTGGGCTTAAGTACACCCATACCAAGCAGTTTCCTACGGAAGTAGTCGCGAACATCACTGATCCCTTCGCCTTCCATGTTGAGCATCGCCATCGCAGAGAGCACCTGAGTCATCTCAGGGTCTTGAGTGAGTGTCATCATGTCGGTCAGAGCCCGGACAGTAGCTTGCCGCTTGGTACTCGAACTGGGTCCAACAGTCACGACGATGTCGTAATCAGCGTCAGAGAGATCATTCTCATACTCGATCTCGCCTTCATCGTTGACCACCGGCTTGAGCAGCTCCACGGGCTCCATCTTGCCACTCTCGTGGATGCTCTTCATCTTGCGGCCTTCTTCGACGAAGATGTCTTTTGCGATTGAAAGCCAGATTTCGCCACACCGTTTAATGGCCTTTGCCATGTTGGACATGTAGATGAAAGTCTGCATGTCGAGGCGCTGTTGGATCAGCTCTACAGTCTTGCCGGAGAGGTGACTCACCATCTTGTCGCCCTGCGCCGGGGAGCCCAAGATCTCTTGCATGTCGACTTCAGTCAACTGAAGGAGCGCCGCCATCGAAGGAGGTATCGAAGGGGGCTTTGTGTACGCCACAGGACCGCCAGGCATGGGGTTCCCATTGGCGTCAGTCATCGCGTTGACGAGCAGGTAAGGATAGTTCTTGAGGTTATCCTCCGCCCACATCAACTGATGCCCTGCCACCTGTTCAGGGATCATAATCGGCTTCTCAACAGCACTGAGAGCAGCAATCTCGCCCAGCTTACTCAACTGCATGTTTTTAAGCCTCTGCGCATCTTTAGCCAACCTCACATGGCCCATGCACCTCTCGACGTTGTCGACAAACCAACGTTTCCCGTACACAGGCACGATGGGGATGTTTTTGCCTGCAATGTAGCCGCAATCTTCCAAAATCTTGGCTCCAGACATGATGTACTTGCGTACCTTCCGCGTTTTAACCTTCTTACGCCGCACTTCCTTCCACCCAGTCGCGAGCATCTCTTCTTCTTCGTCCAGCTCATCAGGCCCAAGGCTCTCTTCTTCCCCGTTAAAATCCTTGTAGATCCTGATCTGTTCAGACACCTCTTCCACCCTGTAATACTCCGCGACGTACACCACACTCGGCGTATACCAGTCAAACTGTGACCTTGTAACAGTCTTGGGCCAGGTTGAGGGATCATCATTGAACTCAGCCTTGTACGCCTCATAGGTCATACTGGTGAGCACAAAACACCGTTTGGCATCAGCCTTGTCTTGTCTTTTGGCACCGAGGTCGAAGTAGACACTGTTGTCGGCGTCAAAGATCGGCTCGATGCAAATGCGCTGCTTCTCGTCTTCAGGGTCTTCTTCGTTCTGATACTCAGTCCTAAGCCTCCAAGCACCAAACCCACCCATTACAGCCTCTTCAAAGGCGTTGTCGTAAGCCTCTTCAGCCCCCGAGTCCTGTTCATCAGCCCTGTACAACCCAGCACAAGTGTCAGCGAGTTTATCGTACTCTTCGCCCTCTTTGGACACGAAATTCACACTGATCCTGTTGTTGCGATACTCGTTAATGATACGAAGCACCGCCATGTGGATCTTGTTGACCTCAAACCTCGGCTTGTTCTCGAACTGCTGCCCAAGAGGCCCTTCCCACTGCGCTCCTGCCAAAGAACAGAATCTGCGGTCACCAAGGCAGTTCATGCGTTCCTGATACAAGGCAGACTGAATTTGGTCGAACTCAGCACGAGCCTCTTGATGGATCTTTGCCAACTTATCTTCGTTCATCGTTTGAAAAAGTTAATCACCGGCATTACAAAAGAACTACTCTTCTTTGTGCCATACTTAGATGGAATTGCCGCTCTACTCAAGCCACTAACCACCAAGTACCGTGTCGCATCCATCAAATGGTCATTATCCTTCACGACCTTCCCCTTCTCATCCCTGCGATAAAGGCGAAACTCGTTTAACCAGTTCTTCAGACTCGGGAACACTCTCAACTTGCCGGCTGACATCGTCTGCCACACCGTGTAGAGCCCGCTCTCCACTGCGTTATTCGCAAGGGTTATGTCGAGCCCAAGTCGCCTGTACATGCCCAAAAGCTGCTGACCGTCTGTCTGCGCTCGACCGCGACTGGCTGGATCAATTACCCCCGGCATCTCGCCACGGGCTTTAATCGCTTCAGCATGTAACACCGGCTCTGCCTGCCCTCTGTAGTACTCAGAGTACAGATAAGTCACCTCTGTATCCGGGTTCGTAGCACCCCATACTACCGCAGTCCTGTTCCAGCCTACGTCCATGCCAAAACACCGTCTCCAGTGCTCTGGAACTGCAAACTCATCGCAAATTAGTTCACTTTCAGGCACCGGGTAAATCGCCCCTGCTCCAAGCTGCGGCACCCCTTTAGACCGTGCATCCCTTTGAAACGGCGGGATAGACGCCCACAGTTCATCCTTCTGTTGTTGGCTTAGATGAGGAACATCGTCCCAAGTCGCCATCCCCACAAACTTACTCCCCGCAGCCTGCTCCTTAATGTCTCCGTTCGGTAGAAACGACAACACCGTCTCACTCATGCCCATCAGAGGCGTGAAGGTGAGCATCGTCATCCCGTTATTCGTCATCGTTCTAAGCAAACACTCCGTATAGACATCCAAAGGCGGCTCTTCATCCAACCAGATGACATCCTGCTCCGATCCCTGAAACGCCTCCCGCCTCTGGTCATAAGACTTGAAAGTCAGCCTCGACTCCCCTCCAGAGGCATGACGAACGGTAATGACTTCAATCGCCTCTGCCACCCCAGCCTTGGCAGTAGTCTTGATGAGATCGTTCTTGGGAATAAGCCCTGTACCAAACTCTCCAGGTGGCCCCAACAACTTCATCTGAAGAATGTCACGAGTCGTCTTGCCAGTGTCGCCTGCCGCCCAAGCTGAAATGGGTCTATCAAACCTCCTCCCCTCCCACCAGTCAGGGTATTTCCCTGTCATGTGGAGAACCATCTCGTACCCGCCAATACTCTCAGTCTTCCCAATACGGTTGGCTGCCATCATCAGCCGTTCCCTGTACCGTGCCCCAGCTCTAAAGTACTCAAGGTGCTTGGGGTACAGCTCCCTCCTCAAAGGCCCGTCAGCAGGAAAGTAAGTCGAGATCTTCCTCTCTTTCCGTCTTCTAAGAGTCTCCTCAAGTAGAAGAGTCAACTCCAGCTTTTGGTCTAAGCCGTCAAGAATGTCGCTCATAAGAGGAAAGTGCCCCGGACACCTGCACACACAGGGCCGGGGACTTGTCTTCCAGTCACATCAGTTCAAACCCCGAAGTAGAAACTGATGTTCTCCAGAAAGCTATTCTGTAACACAAAGAATGCAACTTTTCAGAGAGATTTAATGACAATTACTTTGTACCTCTCCCCGTCTCCAGCTCCTCCCTCCAACTCAAACTCCCACTCCTCATACTCCATGTCCCTAGAGATCGAGCTTCCAAGCAAAGCCAAAGCCAGTTCAGTAGCTTCCTTCACCTCTTTAGAAGGCTCTTCCATCACACAGCAATCTCTTCCACAAGCCCCACTGAAACTGCACTGTCCACTGGTGCAAATTCAGGCATCCCCTCAGGGGTGACAGGGGCCTCTTCAGAGCGGCAAGGAGCATTCAAAGTAAGCTCAACCAGCAACGCATCCACAGCGTGCTTGATCTGCTTTAACGCCTTACGCTGCTCTTCCACCTTCTTCTCCAACGCTCCCCTGTCCTTCCTCACTGCCTTCTCTCTGCGAGCCTTCACAGCCTCCACATGCCAAGCAGCCCTAAGTGCTACAGAAACACTCTTCTTTAGTGCTTCAATCTGTGCGTTAACAGGCTTACGAGTACGAGGCTTACGAGTCTTAATTGGTGATTCCATATCGCTGGGAGAAATAACAGGAAGAGGGAATCGTGCAATAGGAAAAGAGAGATAAGGGAGTCCGTTCCCGAAAAGGGGACGGGACTGGGGTGATGTAGGGTAGGGAGTACTGGGGGTCTTAGCACTGGTCTTAGCTGTAAGAGGATTTGTTAAGGTTGAGGATGTGCTGAAGGGCGGTTGCTTACTGGTTGTAGAGAGGGGAAAGGGCGGCTGTGTAGGGACCTCGACTTTCTTTTCTTCGCGCACGCGCCTGGGGGTGACGCGGGTACGTGTGCGCGTATACGTACGCACACGCGTCTTAACTGGTCAAAGCAGCATACTACACCTGATTAGTCTGATATAAACTTGCGTAAGTCCTTCATAATCAACGAAAACAACTCCATATGATTTGTGTTGTATTACGTTATAGCTTGTTACCCTCTGTGCTGCTCTGTAATGGCTCCACAACCTCCGCTTGTACCTCCAGTACCTGAGCACTAGAAGCACCCTCGGAACCAGCCATTAAACCAGCGCGTTGAGCATCCTGTAGGGCTCTAGCTGTGCGTGCCTCTAGTTGTGCGTCAGTTAACTCGGTTAGCGCAGCGAGAAGTGGGCTGCCGTCTGCGTTGGCCAGCTTGGTTGGTAGCAGTTTGCTGAGGAGTGCACAAAAGGTTCTCGGATCATTGCGCCCAACGTGCACCAGATAGCTTGTGCCGCCCAGCTCCTCGAAGGCGTGCTCTATTGCATCCCGGATGGATACGGTGAGCTTATTTTGCATTCCCTTTGGGCGACCTGGTCCCGCTTCAGTGAGCCTGTGACTTGCCATGTTTTCTTCCTGATTTCTTCCTGATTTCTAAACAGAAATTCTCTCTTTCGCAATTCACCTTAACGACTTCCCCTGTTCTCCTCTCCACAACTCCCCCTTCCCCAGCACCTTACAACAATCTTTCTCCTCCACAAAAAAACTTAACAAAACACTTGCAAAGCGCGCTTCGCTAGCTAGAGTTGGACACATGCAGAACAAAACCATCCTCCCCGTCCTCTCCTCAACTGAGACTCCCGCCGACGTCCTCGGTTTCTTTGAAGCTGTCGCCCTCGCTGGCCTTGAAAATGTCCGCATAAATGTTTCCTACGCAGTGCAGCGTAAACACTTCGGAAAGATTATCTTCGGCAAGAAAACTGTAATCGTTAATGAGATCGGACAAGTCTACGTTGTCTGGTCAACCGGCTACAACAAAACGTCTTACGATTGTTGCTTTTACGCTTGCAACGCTAGCGCAAACACCATCTCACTGGTTCCTGAAATTCAATGGGCAAAGTTCTCTAAATCAGTTGCTTAACTCTCACCTTAACTAAACACTATGAACCCAAGCGATTTATACAACCTGATCAGAACATGGGAGCGGAAACTAGCAATGGCGGAGGATTCCGGCATGCACGATGAAGCGGAGCAAATAAGGGCCCTTCTTGCTGCTCTAAACTATTTCTTTTCAGCGCTTTAGTCTCCCAACCCAACCCAACCCCAACAAACCCAAAGAACCCCACATGAAACTTACCCTTACCACATCCGCCGCCGTTGAACTCCTCAAAGTTGACCAGTATGCCCGCTGGTCCCGCGCTGGTGCCCTTGCCTTAGTCGAATATCTGGAACAACTTGAAGAAGATTGCGGCACGGAGATTGAATTCGATCATGTCGCTATCCGCTGTGACTTCTCGGAATACAAGTCTGCCCTAGAGGCCGCCACACAATATGGTTTTGAACCTTCAGCTTTTCAGGCGGAAGACGACTCGGCTTCCCTTGAATGGCTGCGTGATAGAACGGAAGTTATTGAGTTTGAAGGCGGTGTCATAATCCGCAGCTTCTAAGTGCTCCCCGTTGTCCCCGTTTCGGCGGGGACATAGGGAAGCGCTTTAGCTTCACTTAAACCCAATAACCACAACGAAAAATGAAGATTAAGAAGGCCTATAAACTAGAAGAAGTCTGCAGCACTGACCCGTCCCGCTTTGGGATCGCAGAACCTTGGATTGATGCGAGTGGAACGGTAGCAAGTTATATCGGTGAATCAGGGCCGATGGCGATTGCGACCGATGGGCGAATGCTTGCCATTGTTCCTGTTGAGCTTTTCGAGCAGGACAAAGGCAATCGCATTGCCATTAAGGCACTTAAAGAGTCCCGCAAAGCTGGCGGGTCAAAGTGCGAAACTGCCTATGTCACTATCGGCGAAACTGCCTCTGTCGCTACTGGCGGAGCGGCTTACCCTGTCACGGAGTACACCCCGCCAAAATTGGATTGCATCATTCCCAAGCAAGACCGTCCCTGCGTTGCCAAAATCTCTCTAGATGCTTCTCTTTTGCTCCGTCTTGCAAAAGCACTTGGCGGCAATCTCGACAGAGTCTCAATCGAAATTTCAGACTCAAAATCTCCCATTATTGTGCGCCCTTGTGGCAATCACAAAAACGATGGTGGCAAAGGATACGGCCTTTTGATGCCGGTGAACGCCTAACACTCTCAAGCAAAATGGACCCCATCAAATCTCTCCACCTTGTGCTCTGGATCTCAGTCACATTCACCGTCATTTCAACCGCATACGCGCTTCTTTCTCCCGACAAAAAATGAACGCAAAACTAATTCGCCGGGGCGATGTCTGGATTGTACGCGCCCTAATTGACCATAAGTTTTTTGACGCTTCTCATGCTCGATCCTGGGCGAAGCAAAACGGCCTGAGATTGACTAGAGCAAAACACGAGGATCTGAAATGGGTTCGGGGTAAATTGACCTGACCTAACAAACACAACAAAGCGCGACGCCGAACAAGGGCGCCTTCCCACACCGGGAGGGCGCCCTTTCTC